TTGGTCGTGTACATGTTTGTACCTCCAGTTTGGTATGAGATGATCCCCAGCGGGGAACACCTTTTCCAGCCTGCTGGTCCACTCAAGCTGATTGTATTTTGCGTTTGCACGCAAACGATCAGCCGTTGCACCAGGACCATGCTTCGGAATTACTTCGCCATCATAGATCTCTCGATCTATTTTAGCAAATAGTTCACGAAACAGCAAGAACGACATGTCATGGAATTCGGTATTTAAACCCTTACTCCTAGACAGATCGTTTGCATTTACTGACTCTTCACACTCAACATAGCCCTGAATCGCACGTGTAACCCTCTCGGGGGTACACTCGAGTGCCATCTTTCCAAACATCAGCGTGAGCTGACGAATTGCAAAGATAGCATCGTGCGAGGGCGAGTCGAGCAAACGACCACTAGTTCGATCGAAGCAGAGATCAAGGAAACCTCCGAGAAATCGGGGGAGCCCTCCCTGAAACGCGTAACCGCGGAACAGGTTGTGATCGACAAAACCTTGGGACAGACCCTTTTGGAAGTCTGCCCCAAAGTTCGTCAGGCTAATCGTTAAAAACGACAAGCCCTCAGCTTCAGACCTTTCCGTGACGGTCTTAAAGTCACGGATGGTGCTAGTGTGACACCAACTCCCTAATTCATTAGAGAGTTCACGCCAGAGAGACAAAAGGCTTTTCATGTTCGCCCCTTTCAAATAGAGGTACGAGCATCCCTGCACAGTTGTCTCCGATCCGAGATCAAGTCAAATGACTAGATCTCACCACCAAGAACACGGGACACGTTAGCGCCCGTGGAAGCAGTAAGATACGCGGTAAGCGCATCTACGATCTGCTTCTGCTCAGCCTGAGTGTAGCCGCTAGCCGGAACATCCATGACGACATAAGCCGACATGGAAACTTTCTGGTTAACGGTTGCTACAAACGGATCTGCAGCAATCTTGGAGGAATCAACGCGAATTACGTGACGATTACGCTTCCCATTCTGATGGGAGATCGTCAGCTTCACGGCTCCGTCAGGCGAAGTAAAGGCACCATTATTGGTGCCAAACGCCGTACGGGGCAGCGAAGTTGCAACTGCGTTGATTGTAAGGGACTGGGGATCGGAAAAAGCCATGCGAGTACTCCTGGACTTGTAATGACAGACTAACTGTCATGTATTGAGTTATTATTAAATTAATATTAAATTATTATTTAATTTGACGAAAATAACATGCAGTTACTTTCGGGGTACCCTCGTTATACCGAGGGCAGCAAGTATGGACATCTGCCTAGAATCAAGTAATAGGTCAGATAGTCCAAACCCGAAGGGGTTAGCCGGACGCCTTTGCTTTCTTACGAAACCATAGTAGTCCACTATCTTTCGAGGACCGGTAGTATCCCACCAGTCCAAGTCAGATATGGCTTGGCATGTAACTGAAGATTCAGCCATCATGTAGCCATAAGGCATAACCAGCCCGTCACGACTGAAATGAGAAATGTTAGACATAATATCTCCAACATTCCCAAACCAGTCGGCAAGCCAGGTCCAGGGAGCAAGATTCCACAAAACTTCTGCATCGAGTTTTACCCCTAGCAGAAGTCTTGCGTTATCGGCCGCAGCTGCCAGTTGATTCCTATGGCGTTCGCCAAGGTTCAAATGGTAGGTGAAGGCCCCAGAAAACCACCGCTTCGTGTTATACGTAGTGGTGGTTGTTCTGGTATTCTTCTGGAAGTCTCGCCATAGATAAGTGTACGACCACCCACTTGGGGTGGCTGATGCACCTTTATCTACAGTTACGAAACTTTCTTCACGATCGGGAAAGTGGAAACGTCGTCGAACCAGACGGCCAGAGTCACGCTCCAATTGTTTAATCCGATTATCGGCTTCAACAATGGATTTAGCGACACCCTGGATATCTGAAATGAGCGGTTTAATTCCGAACTCGTAATTGAGAAGTTCATCGCCTGCCTTTCGGTAGTCTTTGAGCTTACTCTTGAGGAGACCCTGACCAATCATGGCCGGGAGACCCTCTCTTGCGAGTTCAACCACTCCAGTAACGAGTTCCACTTTAGATTTCGTTGGAATAACGTTATTGACAGCTGTAGTACCCCACGAGTCAAGGACAGAATCCTCGACAGCAGGAACTTTAGCTCTCAATCCGTTAAAATCAGGAACGGTACTCTGAAGAGTTCCGTTCCTATAGAGGACTCCGTTTGATGTCTTCAACGAAAAACGTTGATTATCAAACATTGGCCTCCATATATACTTTCTCGTAGAGAAAGCTCCACCGATGTCTTGCCCTTGGAAACCGCCTTTTGAGCGATACCAAGGATGTCCCTCAGAAATAGTTTCCTGTGTCAAAGGAGTACTAGTCTCCGTACCTAATGTAACGTAACCGTAGACATAGTGGGGTACGTAACACCATGGTTTGGGGATATTGTATCCTAGTAGGCACAGTATATACTTCTTTCTTGTGAAGAACCTCCTTCTCTGGACGCAAGAGATTTGCGCAGTGTCACATTAACACTTAGGTGCCCCTAAC